TTTGTATTGATATACAACTGTTTCATAGTTTCGTTTTATACCATTTGTTTTACGCCAATGATTATCTTTATCATAGGCATCATGGTAGTTAAGTGGAATGCCGGCAGGGCAGAAGATTACATTACGCATATTTTTTCTCAATCAATTCTTTCCATTCAGGTACTCTATCATATTGATGTACTAATACGAATGGTCTACCATCACTTGTACATACTGTATTATCTACTAAAATTGGTGTCTTTTCAACCAGCCTGCTGCCATATTTGCCTGCAACTTGTGGACCAGTTGTTCCTAACTGTGCAGCCCAACCTTCTTCAGAGGCAGTAAATCTTGTAATGTCTCTATATGGTTTCATATTCAACAATACATTCAATGCGGCTTGGTCTGGTCCACCACCACCTTCTATATGATGTGAAGTGCCATTACAAATCATATAAAGATTCAAAAACAAATCAAGCATAGTATCAAATTTGCCAGAGATTGTGCCTGCATTATAAACCAATCTGTCTTTGTTGTGGTCGTGAATCAACGGACCAAAAGATTTCATAAGATTGTGACTGCCCCAATCTTCATCTTTGTATTTGATTGATTCACATGCAACATTAATTTGTGCTTCATCCATGTTCTCTTCCAACCAAGTAGAAGGATTGGATTGAAAGATTACATCTTTAACATCTGTTGTGAGAATGTAACGATACTTACCTTCATATTGTTTCAGTAAATACCATAGGTGCAGAAACCTCTCAACTACAATTGAGAAGTCATCTCTGTATACAAATCTTTTGTTTTCTTCATCCTTTTTGAAAGCAAGGATGGTGTAGTTTCGTTTCACTAATTCTTCAACTGTTTCATATGAAACATTATAACAAAGCATGGCCTTTGTGCCTGTGAAACCACTTCTATCTAATGAGTTCACCCATGGTTTAATTTTGTCAAAATCATATCCAGTAATACTACCAATCACTATATCATTCATAATAACTCCAATCAATTAATAATCTTTAAATCTCTTTATCTTACGACCCTGGCCAGGTGTGTCATTCTTATATGTATTCGCCAATGTATTCGTACCCAATTGACCTGCACCTGCTTTAGGTAAAATATCTGGACTAACACTCTCTTTGTGATGAGTCGGTTGTTTTAATTGTGAGAATTCACGCCTAGCATGTTGTAAATCTTTCACATGGTGCGTTGATGAAACTGCCTTCTTTCGTTTGTCAGTTTTTTTCCATGTGACCAATGCTTGGTCTTTGTCAATACTTTGTATCTGACCAATCATGAAGTTATTCTCTGGATGCCTTACCCAATCACCACGATACACCTGTTCTGTCATACTCTCTCTTTTAGCAATATCTCTATACTTTAATTGCTCTTCTCGCTCTCTGTCACGCTTAGACCGATGTTGCATAATCTTTGGTGGATTTTGTATACTCTTAACTGTATGAGCAATCACACCACCTTTTGATTTTGATGTGGCCTCATTAAGTTTAGTTGCCTTGACTGCTCGGCGAATAGCGTTTATCATTTTATCCTCTAGTTAGGTTTAAAATCTTTTGAATTTGTGTTTCAAGTGTTACCTTACGATTAGGCCACTTGATAATCGGTTGGTCGGATGTTTGCAATAGTTTTGTTAGAAATGGAAGAATCAATTTCTCCACTTCATGTAACCTTGCTTTATACTCTTCAACAGTATCTTCTTTTTCGGCAATGACGGCATTGTATTCATCTTCATCAATAGCTGTAAACCCAAAATCATTATCGCCATACTCGGCCATAATAGAACTTAAATCAAACTTCTTCTCTGCCATTACTTACTCCAATTTTTCTGAGCGGTAAAATTCAGGTGACTAAACTCAAGTCGGTCTACCAACTTAACTGCATTACCTTTTAGTCTATCAACTGCAACAAAACCTTCTGGATTTGTCACTTTGAAACCGTCTTCAGTTTGTACGAATGTACTTGTTACTTGCCTTAGTTGTTGTAACTTTTTAATAATCATATTCTTAGCATCAACCATGCCGTTTTGCATATCAAATACCTTGGTCAAATCTGCTGCTGAACCACGGAGAGTTCGCATGATTTCATTTTTAATTGTAGTCCTATCTCTCTTTGTCTTCTCCATCTTAGCCGCTAGAATATCTTTATTCAGCTTATCTTCAATCCATTTAATCAGTTCTCTTGTATGACCGGTTGTATTTGTAATCTTTTGGCCTTCACGAACTTTGGTGTTGTTGAATGTCTTAATGTATTCACGAACAGTATCACTTGATGAAATTCTACCAAGAGATAGAGAACTTATTTGTTTGAATGTAGAACCAACAGTAGAAAGAATAGTGGTTATTTTTTTAGTTTCTTCTTCTGTAAATGATGCCGTGCCTGAGGCATCGGTAAAATATGCATCACGGAACCAAACATCTTTAGTTGTTGAAAGGTTTTTAATATCAATGTTGAATGATGCCTTCATGTCAGAAAATGTTTTGCCTGTGTATGAAGTATGAAACACAACACCCATTTGTGCAGCCTGCATTGTCTTTGCTAACTTAGAGTCGGCAGGTACCGCATAGATGATTGTATTTGGTTGAAAGGTGATATAGTCTTCACCATCAAGTGTCTTCTCATCTAGGTCACCTTTTGCAAACATCATATCACCTTGCAATACACCTTTGATACCAAGTTTTGGTAGATAGCGTAATGCAACTTTAAGTTTTGCATTAAGACCTTCACCTGGATGATTAGTATCAATATCATCATCGGTGTAATTCAACTTTGCATTTGCATTAAAAACTCCCTTGGTACCGACAAAGAATTTACCATTGTCAGGATTGATACCGCAGAAGATAGCAGGTGAACCGTCCCATTTTGTTGTGACATTTACTTTTGATTGTGCGTGGCCTGCCAACATATCTCGGAGAGATTGTAGAAAGTTAATTGCATCACGAGCACCATTAACACCACGATTGAGAATCTCATCCTCAATATGTTCTAGGTGAAGGTTAGCGCCTTCTTTTTTTGCTTCTGTTAAAAATTGTGTGAAGTTCATTTTACGATATCTTTATGAATGGACCAAATGTGTCATAAGCTCTTATATTTTTCTTTTGTGCTAAATATGCCATATCAGTTACCATACCCCTCATTTGATTTTCTTTTATTGTTAAAAGGAAATACAAAAATTCAAGCCCCATTAATTTACAAGTAGCATTTGTTGCAATAGCACCACCCATATTGAAAGCTGCTGTGACATTTGTAGTAAACTCCGCATAAGTCACACCAATATCTTTAACATTATCTTTAACTTTCTCAAAAATTTTCTTATAATTTTTATCAGCAGATGTTAACTTCGCCAAAAATTCTTTTGATGTTCTAGGATACTTTTTATAATCATTTTCAAAAGCACCCCTTTGTATTTTATTCACTAAAGATACAACAAGTTCAACTGGAACTTTACCACCTCTAGCAGCACCCTTACCCTGAATAGTCAATTCAAATTTTAAATTACTACCAGTGGTACTTTCTGAAGAATTAGCTTTAATTTGAAAATTGTATCTATCACCAGTATGAGCATCTTCAGCAGATACTTTAACATCTTGTGTGAAAGTTCCCTTTGAAGCTTTCCCTGATGTTATTTCAAAATTACAAATGAAATCATTTTTTGGATCCACTATAAACGGATCAGCAATAGTATCTATTAATGCTTTATTTTCTTTTATATTTTCTTTAACTTTATCAAAATTAACTTCTTCTATATGAGCACCACTATCTGTTAGTTTCAATGAAATGCCAACAACTTTTGGATCTCTGCCAGTTAACAAATCAATTAATATTGAATTTAAATATAAAGTTCCAGCTCTAATATAATTATCAAGTTGAGCACCTTCAAACTTCTGTGATGATTCTTTGTAATCCATAATCTTTTTCATTTTATCATCAATATATTTTTCAACTGCTTGTTGTGTGCCCCTAACTGCCCATACATCAGCTGGGTTCCAAGTATCTTTTTGAGATATACCAAATTTATCTTTTATAAGTTTAGTAATATAATCCATAAAACCACCATCCCTTTCAAATCTTTGAAATGTTGATGATGAATATTTAGCAAGTAAAACTTTCTGACTGAAGTAAAAAGAATTTAACCAATCAATATATGGAAAACCAGAATTACCTTTAACTTCAAATAACTCTCTCAATTTTTGTAAATCATCTTTAAATGTTTCTAATAAAACATCTTCAGGTAAAACTTTTTTAGTTAGCACTACCGAATTTGTTTTTAATTTAACCATTGCGGCTTTAATTTTTTTATCATAATCTACATTTTTGACTAATGATTGTTCAAAAATATAAGCTGCACCCCGTTCTTGCATTGCAGTCTTTACTTTTGGTAGTTTGTCAGAATTTGCACCGCCACCCTCTTTATACATTACGGTGAGTGGTTTTAATCCTCTAAAATATTTTGTAAAATCTATTACAGTAGATTGAAAAGAAGATCCACTTATCAATTTGGATTCAAAAGGAACTTTTTGTTTTTTAAGAACTGTTTCAAAGGATGATTTAAATTCTTGTCTTTTGCCAACTCTTAATATAAGTTTGTCCATGGTTTTAAATTCAAAATCGGCACCTTGGGTGGACAAAGTCCTATCATCAACAATCACGCTTGTAATTAATTCTTTATACAAATTTTGCTGTTCTTGTTTATTCATTTATAGTCCTATCAATTTATTGGAGTATTTATGCTAACACAACTATCGTATTATGTCAAGCACAGTTCCATTTGTCCAGACTTCTTGTTCTGTCCTGATGCGTTTTTCTGTTGTTAATGTGTCAAAACGATTCATTGCTTTCTTTCGCCACCATTCAATGATATTGGCCAAATGATGTTTCTCATAGTTTTCACCAGGTAATAACTTCTCTGTACCGCCATTGACAAACTCTACCATGTTTTTAAACCCATAGTCTGAAATGAAATATCGTTTCTGTTCATTTAGATTCTTGGCATTTTCAATAGTCAACTTAAACTTATCACCCTCTGGTGTGCCTTTGAGTGCAACCTTAATAAGATTAACCATCGTATTAGATATCTTCAGTTTACGGCTAGACGCATCAGGTGGTGCCAAATCTTCTCCAATGATATCTTCAATATAATCTTTCAGGTCACTATAAGTTTTGCCATGTAACATAGGCATGAAATCACTATCAGTTAGGCCTTTGAAACTAATCAGAGGTTTCATACCATCATACTGCGATACTGCCTTAGAACTACCATACAAACTTGTAGTCTCAAACAAACAGGTTGTCATCTTATATTTGTCATCAAGCATTTTACGGACTTCATGTGAACAACATATCGCAGCCAGTAACTTACCACCAAGATAATTAAAACCAAATGGTTGTGCAGGTACGATAACAAATCCCATCGCAGCACAAGCATTGAATCGTTGTGCGCCACCTTCATGTTGTGTGAATACACGACCTAACATATCATTACGGGGTTTACAATTGATAACAGGAGAACCAAGACGAATGAAACCAACCCACTTCTGAGTTTTCTTTTCAAGTATTGCCAAACGCAAACAACGACCAGGTATACTTGTCATATTTGAATGACTTGAAATCATATTCAAATAAGTATCCCATTGGTCTTGTGGTAGTTCAATGAGTTCAAACTCCATGTCAGCAGGTGACATTGTAAAATCAGAGAACAAGTCTTCTTCAGGTCCCATGCCAAAGAGTACAGGTGACCTCTCTGCCATAGATGCCACTTTTTGTTCACGCATGTATTCATCAATACGGCCAAACTTATCAAAGTAGTCCGAGAATACATTTGCACAATGAACGGCTTGTTCTTTATTCAATATCATTATTACTTTGTAATAAAATGTTTTTACCAATTTCAAATAGACCAACTGCACCAACAAAATCTTGACAACAGGCTGTGATAACAACTTCACCATCCATTGGATCCATAGAAGCAATTACAAATTCATCTACTTCACCATCATCAATTCTTTTACGAAATGAATCTATGATTTCTAATAAATTTTTTTTTCTTTTTGCTTCTGGCAACTCACGGTTTAAATTTACGATTTTCATAGATAGTGCAAATAACCACCAACAATATATTTTGGTCCGCTGATTGGTTTTGTTCCTGTGTGTGGGTGTGTCCAGAATGGAGGGAAAACTAGCATACGACCAGTAACCGGTTTAACTGCCATTTCTACTCTGCTTGTAATATTCTTTTGAAAGGTTGTTTCACCACCTTCTTCTACATCATTAAGGTACCAAAAGAATACTAGAAATCTTCTAGCACTTCCGTGATTACCTACATCAACATGAAAAGCAAATTCATCTTTATCATTTGGTTCATACTTCTTAATACGAAATTGTTCAAACGCTAATTGTGGTGGCCAAACTTTATCATCAATACTGAACATGATTTTATATTTAGCCAAATATTCTTGCATCTTATCTAACAATAACATTTGAACATCTTCCCAATCTTTGAAATTGTCTGTGATATTCAACTCTTTAAAATGTCGGTGACCTTCAAGTAATGTATCTTCTTGTTGGTCAACATTCTTTTCAAACCTATCAATTATCATTGAGCATTGTTCTTTGGTTAGAACATCGTCCCAGTAACTAATGTATTGCATTATACTCTCACTCCTTCAAATTTACTATTGAATTTTCTTTCACGATTACCAAATGTGTTTATAGGTTTATCTGGTATATCTGTACCACTATCAATGATGCCGTTTTGTGCATCAGGTTCAGCATCATATAACTTCATTTTTGACCGGTCAATACCAATCACAAATCGTTTGTAGGTATTTGGGTCAGAATAACGATTCTTCAATTGCTTAACCATAATCTGGCCAAGTTGTTCTAGTTCTTCAGTTGTAATCAAAGCAAACATAAAGTCAGCAGTTGCAGGCAGACCAAACGATTCACTTGTATCTTCAAGACCCGGATCACTATTAGTAAAACCACTTCTTGTCGTTTGCGTTGCACTAACAATAGGTACAGCAAACTCAACAGCAAGGCCACGCAACTCTTCAGCAATCGCCTTGATGT